TTGGCGAATCCGAGTTTATGCCTTCGATGACAGCCTCCTATTCATCCGTTCCACCTTGCCCCTGGATGCCATGCCTGTAATATCTGGGGAATAATGCAATATCCTCTATCGATGTGAATGAACGTTCCCTTTTTGGTATAAACGCCCATGCGGAGATTCGGGGCCACGAGATTGACCACCGTGACTAATTCCTCTACTTCGCCGATATTTTTCGCATCGATGTCTAATGCCAGACCAAATAGGTGAATGCTCAACGGTTCGCCGCCGATGTCAGCATTGTGTTTCGGGCATCGATAGCCGGACGAGATGCGCAGGGGCCGATTGAGCGTTGCGCGGATATCCTCATAGGCATGAAAAAGCTGTTGATGTCCAAGGCTCTCCGTGTCGTATGGGACGGCGCCACAGCAGGGACAGCGATACTCCGAGAGCATAATGTGGCCGGAGACGTATTTGCCCGTCATGGCAGTCATACTCGATGGAGCCTCCGCATACTATCCCCCCTTGATATCTTCGGGGGCCACCCTTCACTACCGTTCCCAAAGCAGACCGCAAAACAATAGGCGCAATAGGTTAATTTATTTTTTGTCTTGGCATATTTACGCAGGGTCCATTGACCGCATTTAACGCAAATCGCTTTTCTCTCAACTTTTTGATTCAGCTTTTTGATGGTTTTATTAATTTCCCGCAAGTGATATATTCCGCTATGTTCATTTATTGTTTTAGTTTGCGGGGGTTTTTCGTTCTCTATAAACCCCAATATTTCATTGAAGCATTCTATGCGATGTTTTCTCTCCGAGGTAATGTGTACGTCTAGGCCTTCCCACCCTTTGCGTTCCTGATCATCCATGCGAATCTTTTCATAAAGGTTTTGTCTTTCCTTGTAACTCAACTTCGGCATGTAGTACCTGTACCTTCACTACTACCTTAGCGCCGAAATTAAGATGGCGCAAAAAAGAGAAGGAATTAGCAAAAAAGGCGGGGAAAAACGAGAAAAAGAGGGGGAACGCCTAGTTCAAGAAGGTCGCTGCCTTTAGGTTTTCATCAATCCAGCAGTTATCTTTCCATGCGAATTGACGAAATGCGTGTTCGCCCTCGCCGCGAATCCAGATTTCTTTCTGGATCATCTGAGAATTCGGACAGGGATACTGTTCTAGCCGCTTGACCTGCTCAGCGAACCATTGGCATCCGATAATCGCTTCAATCCCGATAGCGATAACGCGCCATTCGGCGGCACGGGCGGCCATGATGCAAAATGTTTGGTTATGAGCCCGCTCGGTCTTGTATCCCGCATCGATTAGCGTTTTGCACGCCGCACCCTTGGCCGTGTTCAATTTCTTGTTGACGGCTTTCTCTGGCATTAATTCCCTCCTCGCAAATACGATGATATCTAAAATGTTCGGAGCTAGATGAAAACAACATGAGATTTTCAATGCGATTATCGTCCTTGATCCCATTAATATGGTGAACTACTTCTTCGGATCGAAGGCGTCTCCCGAGCCTATCTTCGATCACCAACCGGTGCTCGGGAACAGAAACACAACCATGCGTTCGCTTGTTTTCCCGTGCGGATAAGTTGATATAACCTCCACTCGTGCGATATTTTCTAATATCACGACGGTGATGTTCGCCTCTTATCTTTTGGATTCTATCTTGATAGAGGATGCGTGCCTCCTCGCCGGTTCGACTTGGGATTTGATATTTCTTCATATAATACAAAATCGCTTGATTAGAACGCCCAAATTCTCGTGCAATATTGCATACGCTCCTTTTGAGATCACAGTATTGATGGCGAAGCCAATGCTGATCATGATATGGCGGCTTGAATCCGTGGATATAGCTCATGTTATTCTCCTATCCCCTTTATTATACAGTGATTTACATGGTCTTTCAAGTCCCTGGCTACGATATATAGTGATGGCATGATAAAAAAATTTAAGTCCTCGCCCTCCTATTCCATGCGGCGATAGCCTCTTCTTGCGTCCTCGCTTCCCAGGCCTTCCCGCCACACGAACATTCAACATAAAAGCTCATCGGGTCAGCGGACCACTCGCGGCGCGTCCAAACCGTTAGTTCTACGCATCCGCAGAACGGACACGGTTTCAATTTCTTAATCGCTTCCTCAGACATATTGCCTCCTCCCGTTAGCTAATCCGTGGCCGAGCCAATCTTCGGAGCCCTCGTCCGGTATCGCGTGCCATCGGCACCGTATGCAGAATCGCACATAGCGTGCCTCAACGTCGCTTGGGATGTAGTCGATCCGCTATGGCAATAGCTACACAGCCGCCCGGTGGTGCACTTGACCAGCGTCGCAGAGTGAATCCGGTCGGGGACGTATGGCCTGTAATGGCGGTTCATGCGTTCCCCCTTGGCGATGCCCGTTTTATATAGCGGTCATAGATTACAATGGTTCCGGCCGTCGCTAGATTCAATGAGAAGGACCTTGCCGATTCGATAATGATGGTTTTATGTTTTGTGGTAATGGAATCTGGAATTCCCTTATCCTCGGCTCCAAGCAAATAAATGGCTCGTTCGGGATGATCGAATTTCTTGAGGGAAATTGCATTTTCATTATTCTCGATACAGATGAGTTGACAATCATGGGGAATATGGTTAAGGAATTCATCCATTGATAGAAAATGGAATAAAGGAACATGACGAAACGCTGCGACCGTATCGCTTGCTTGTTTCTCGTATCGCCGTTCAATGGTAAAGATAAATGCCGCCCCAAAAATATAGGCGGATCGCCAGAGTGTTCCGACATTAACGTCTCTTTTTATGCCATGAACGCCGATGGCAAAATAACCCCTCATGCATTCCCTTTCCACGCTCGATAGCCCTGGCAGTCTCGCCCGCACGTGTCGGGCGGAACGGTTCGCTGGTATAGAATGCAGGCTACTTCTTCTTTCGTGGACTCGGCAAGCGCATGGAAGAGGCAGGGCGCCGTCCACTTCGGCTTGGGCTTGTCGGGCGGGTTCATGCGGATCTCCTGTCCTCGTAGATTGCATATCCGATCCCGCTCACGAAGGCCGCAATGTAGATTAGGACGACATAGAACATCATAACTCCCCCACGATAACCTCAACCCGAGGCTTCGGCGAATATGCCTTAACGACCTCGACCCAAACGATCTGTTTATCGTCCACGTATGCGAGCCCGTTCAGTGCGTCCTCAATAATTTTCAGCACGTTCGAGATGTCCGGCTTAATCGTCGGGTAAATCTTGGCGCCTTTCTTCAATTTCCGTTTTGTCTCTTTCGACGGCATGATGAAGATCGACAGCGTTATCCTCGCGGGGCCGGGCATCGGCACGAAGTTGGGATACTTAGCCGCGAAGGTCTGTTTCACGAGCGCCTCATAGTTGACCGTCTTGGCCGGGGTAAAGGCGTGCCCTGTCCTACACACGCGGGCACGTTGCTTGCCGACAGGATTGCCGGGGATCGTCAGGCTGATGGTCATATCCCTAATCCCAACTGTTCCGCCGGCGGGGCGAGCTGCGGATTGAACGCAAGGATCGTCCCCACGCGCCTGTGCGCCTGGATCGGACCCCATGCCTTCGTGATGTAAACCTTGAACTCCTGCACCTCAGCTACCGTCTGGGGAAGGAATAGACCGTCCTCGCATGAGCAAATGGGAAGCCCGGAGTACAGCTCCCGGCAGTCCCTGTCCGTGAGCGTTGGGCGATATAGCCTTAGCTCGGCTAGCAGCACCTTGCGCGGCATGGCATTGGCTCGTCCGCGATGACCTTGCATCACCACCATGATCTGGTTGCGTAAGAAGGTATTCATGCTTTACCTCCCGCGCCCCCGTAGTCGGCGATGTCTTTTTTGAAACCATCATGAAGTTGAGCTTCTAAATAACTTAATCTTGCCCCCTCAAATCCCTTAAGCCAATCGGCAATCTTTTTAGACGTTTCATATAATTTATCCGCCGCACGTAGCTTGGCGATGATGGCGTCCAAGCAGTCATAATCATAAACACCCCTGATTTTATCCTGGTCCCAGCCGCCAACCGCTTGCCAAAGGCGATTGATTTCTCTTATTAGATAATTCGTGCTGTATTCGCTCATCTACTCCTCCTTGCTCCCCTCATAGTCGGCGATGGCCTTGTCTAGGTCGTGTGCTATCCCCCAATGTCCACCAAGGATTGACTGGCTTGCCTTTCGTGCCGCCTCGCACAGGTTGTCCGCCGCACGTAGCTTGGCGATGATGGCGTCCCTCTTTGCAGGTATTAGTAGGGTTTTCCAATATTGAACCGACTTCACCAATTCTTCAGTACTGTACTCCTCGCTCATTTGGCCCTCCTGTTCCATCTATCTATAGCCGTCTTTTCCGATTTTATGCCGCTCGGCCCCCTGGCCCCACACCCGCACATAACTTGCGGTGCTGAATCAGGCCAATCCCGACTTACAAACACGCCCTCTATTCCGCAGAACGGACACGGAAGTAATCTTTCTTGTTTCTTCATCCTTTTTTCTCCTTTTCCGGCAGGGATTCGAGGAGGGCGCGGGATTCCACCAGTCCACGAATATAATTCTCTGTCCCGCCCTCGCCATTTTCTATGGCGTCCTTAAGTGATTCAAGTGCGTTGGCCCTGTCCACCTTCCCCGCCGCTTCGAGGACGCGAATGGCATTGGTAATTTCGACCTGGGCTTTCTTGTTGAATGCGCAACGATTATTTTCAAGCGTTGCAATCGCCGCATTGAACGGTCCCTTCTTCTCGCTCATTTGGCCCTCCTGTTCCATGCGGCAATGGCATCGGCTAGGTTATCCGCCCAGGGGCCATAAGCTCCGCAATACTCGCATCGGATGGCAATTTCTCCATCTTTGTTTGTAGTATCTGGTTCGCTCTCTCCGCAGAACGGACATGGTTTCAGCTTCTTCTCGCTCATGTATTCCTCCAAGTCCTCGTCTAGGATTCCCGCCGGGATGCCGGGATAAGGTTCGCTCATCTAGTCCCCTCTTCTACGCGTTGCATTATAGTTATAAGTTCTTTTGAATCGACTCGGATCGCACCAAACGAAATGGCCCTATATGCGGCTCGGGTCGTAGTCAAATCATAGTGCGGATGTTCACGTTTTTTATTTTGAAACCAGGATTTCGGGAACCTCATCTTTCCGGCAAAAGCATGGAGTTCATCCAATGAATCAGCTATTAAGTGAACCCCGTCCGTATAAACGCTCATCTACTCCTCCTTGCCGTCATGCCTGGCTTCTAAAATGGTTTCGCCCGCTATTTCCTCGTATAGACTAAGATATCCCACCGTAACGAATCTTCCGTTAAAGTCATTTGGCGATTTTCCAATCAACCTCCCGTCATCCGTTCCACAAACCGCTAGGTCAACGCGATGTATTTTTCCCAGCTCATCTTTACACACCCAATGATTTTGATGTTCGCTATAAGATATTATTTCAAGTCTCATCTATTTCTCCTTCTCTTTCCTTGCGGCGGCGACATATTCCTTGATTGCGCTTTCCAGAACTATGGTAGCCGGAGTCTTGTAGTGGATGGCTAAAAGTAGTCGTCGCCCCATCGCCTTCAGTCCTGCCCGTTCTGCCGGTGTCCAGAAGGTTAGCCAACCATTTTCGCATCGCCTCGTAGAGAAATTAGGGCATCTACCATGAACCAAGGGAGACATGCAGCCATAGACATCCGGATCATACTCGGGGCACTTCATCTACTCCTCCTTCCCCGGGCGGCTCTCCTCGCGCTCCCTGCATTCCGGGCATAGGTAAACATAGCCGCCTTCCATCGGTGGGCCATCGGGTTCGATGCGGATCCGCCATCCCATAGTCCGGGCGGCGCGGCGAACCTCAAAAATATCATCGATGTCAAAGTGTAATTCAGAGAAACCGCATTTGTCACAGATTATCTCCAACCCCGCGCATCTGCCGACATTCAGTATCATATTAATCCTCCTTGCTCATCCTGCCATTGGCGACCTCGGTTACTTGATCGCCTTCTACTATCCGCCGGAGTGTTGCCTGCCAAAACGCGAGGTCCTCATTAGCCTGCTCAACCTTCGCCCTCATCGCCACGAGCTCTGCATCCTTGTAGGCGGCGGTAACGCGATGACCGGCATAGATCCCGAGCCCAAGCGCAATCACAACGGCAATAGCCCAGGCAAAGCGTTCAAGGTTTTTCATGCCTGTCTCCCTTGCTCAATCCGCTTGAATGATATGACCCAGACGAATGGATTAGTTTCCCAGCCAAAACCGCGTTTGGCGTTCAGTAAATCCCAAAATATCTTTGCCATCCCCGCCATGTTCTTCAGCCCGATGAATGTCTCTAAAGCCCGTTCCTTTTCGAGCGGAGAGGGGCAGAAATCAGCGACCCAATCGTAGAAATTCATATCATTGAGTCTAGCGACCCGAATGCCCGTTATCTCAAGTGTGATGCGGGAGGCCCAGCGGGGCATGAAAATAGATGACTTCCACGGCCCCGTCTGGTCCGGGTTGCCTTCTCGCCAAGTAACCCCTTCCCCATATCTGATACCTAGGCGTGGAATTCCTCCACCCTTAAAAGAATTGTCCGACCTCCATGCCTCCCTCACCCAAAGCCGATCTCCGGGCTGACCGCAAGGACAAGACTTACGAAGATCGTCTCCGGGGAAGCCTCTATGAAATTTTCCAGCAGGACCACTTCTCCATAAAACCACCCCATCAGCAAGGGTCTTAATGGAATGAATACAAATCTTTTTTATCACTCTCCTCGTCTGCGTCTTTCGCCCATCCAGGATTGTCTTGACCATCTCGCCGCTAAAGATTATCGGTCGTTCTTTCATAGCTTTCTCCTACATTGGCGGTTCATACTTGAATTCGATATAATCCCGCCAGCGGTTCTTCATCAAAAACGTCGCCGGATTCATCGGCTCCTGGTCAAAGTTCTTATGCACCTTCTGAGATTTCAGATAGTCCATATATCCATTCGTAGCCTTGATGAGTTCGGGAATCTTCTCGGCCCTGGCCAGGATCATGAACTTCTCGCGGGCCACTTCTTTTCCGACCTTTTTCGGATACCCTTTCCAGAATTCCTCAAAGAGAGGGTCGAACTTTTTGACCTTTATAGAATCATTCTTATGATTCTTATTAGAAGATGAAGATGAAGAAGAAGATGAAGAGTTGGCCCTTGGTTGAACCACCCTTAAACCACCCTTGAGAAGTCGTTTACTTTCAGCGCTATGTAGACCGCCCAAACGTGACTTTTCTCTCCATTCATCCTGTTTTTGCTGTTCGAGATCGAGCCTTTTATTATGGTAAACACCATCTTTTTCATAGAAACATTTAGCGACGGTTGGGTATTGCTTGAAGCACCGTTGAACCACCCTTGAATCTTTCGGGAGGCCGTTTTCAATCCAGCAATGACAGAGGAGCTTTGTATAGGCTCCAAGTTCTGCCATCGTCATATCCCGGACATTAAGGTCAGCGAGGAAGTCTTTGGGATAGAGCTGGAACGCTGGTGAATTTTGCATGATCGTCCTTTCGTTGGATTAATGCCCGGCCGGGAGAGCAGTCGGCAAGCTAGCCATTTATTGCAACTCCCCGCTGTTCTGTGTGCCAGTCGCATGGACTCCCGGACCCTTGGGTTCATGATCAAAACGGGATGTCCCCGTCTTCTGATGCCGCGAGTTCATCTACCCGGATATTAGCGATTTTGTCTCGAATGATGGTCTTGTCATTCCTGTCGGGGACATGAATGATTTCGGCATCAAATGATTTGCCGACGATGTTGACCACCTCATCAACGTGAACCCGACCAACCTTGTCTTTTTCACCACCTAGAGCTAAAAGAAGTTGCTGATACCGATCCTCTCCGGGCAGAAAGAGATCACGAAAGGAGCGCGTATGGCCCGCCGGGTCCGTAGCCTTGAATTTAAAAATAATAAACCGATTGCCCTTGTCGTTTTTCCTGACCTCCGGCTCATCATTTACGGCGAACCGATAAGGTCCCGGAATGAGAAGCTGGGGCTCATAGTCGGGTAGCTTGCTCATGCTTGCACTCCTTCGGTAGCCATGCGTTCGGCCTTGAGTTTTTCGTATCCGGCGCTGAGGATTTCAACGGGGACTTTTTTCTCAACTTCCTTCCAAGAATTCGTCGTGAATAGGGACTCGATCATTTTGAGCTTTGCGGTTCTGTCTTCCTTGGTTTGCCCTGGAAAGCGAAGCGTGATTTCGGACTCGATCTTCTCCAGCAGAATGTCTCGGTTAAGCATCCGCTGTTCTCCGCTGCGGTCGCTTTGGATCAGGCCCGTCGAATCCCGCCCGGTTTCAATCCCGCGATGTTCGCCACCCAGATTCAAGTTTTCGACATGGGGCAAGAAGGTTTTGAAGGTGGGATTGTCAAAGATTTGACCGTCCATCTCATCGAAGCGGTCTTTCTTGATGAGGAGCCGCCGGACGAGCTTCCCGCCGAAGTTGGGCGAAAGCTGCACGGAAGTCATCTCGGTCAGCAAGGACGGCTCATGGCCCAACTCGTTTTCCGTCTTCATTTTGGTCCCGGTCTTCTTGGTTTCTTTCGACCCGTCCTCCTCGTCAATGATGTCTTCATAGATCGGTGAGGACCGTCCGCATACGATGATGTGGAGCCTGCTGTTAAGGAAGCGCTCCGTGAAATCTCTCCAAATGTGCTTGATTGGAGCGCTGTGTTTGATCCAGTTGATCCGCTTGAGGTCATTGGCCTTCATGAACGCCTCTTGGAGCTCGATCCAGAAATGCGAGATGCTGTCAATGATGAAGACGGAGAATTCTTTTTCGGCTTCATCTGTCAACTTGAGAAGATCCTCGAAGACCCTGGACTTTTTCACCATGAGTTTGATTCCGGCCTTCTTGAACATCTTCTGGACATAATCCGATCCCGTTTCCGTGTCAGCAAACCCAACGGGTTTGGTTGACTTGATAAACTCATGAAGGCCGATTGCCACAAGAGAAGCGGTGAATGTTTTCCCGCTCCCCGCTTCACCATAAATCCCGAGTTTTAGATAGGCCGCCTCGGGTTTGGCCTCTTGAAATAACAATCTTTCTCCCTTATCATTCGGATTTAACCGCCCCGGACGGTGCGTTGTCCTGGGGTTCGGTATTCCGAATGCGAAGTTCTCTTGCTTCATCGAAACTGGATACGATATTTTCTAATTCATCGATTCTCTTTTTTGCTCCTTCAAGTTCATCGGCGGCTTCTGCATAGCATTTCCAGCACACGATGGCATCCCCTTCATCCATACCTTTTCCACACGAATCGCAATCAACCGCAAGTTTTAGGCTCATCTCCCCTGCTCCTGGTCCCTCAGCCGATCCTCATCGGGCTCGACTTGCGGTTCCCTTATCATTAGCTCGATAGCCTCTTCCCGTGCTTCCGCGGCATCCTCGCGTTGCCCCTCTGTCTTTTCGCGTTCTATCTGTATCTTATCGATGCCCCACCATGCGTCCTTGCACTCGTCATCGCAGAAGCTGTCCGCGTCGGCAATGACGGCCCCGCAATTCGGGCACTCGTTGGGCGCATCGGCTTCAAGCTGGGCCAACTTCTCCGGGGTAAAAACCTTCGCGCAGATATCCCGGAATTTCTGCCACTGGATAATCGCCTTATCGAGGGTGGCTTGAAGATCGCTTAGTGTTATGGGTTTCGCCTCGCTCATGCTCCTCTCCTTTCTTCGTAGGCGCTGGGGCGACCAACCTGGCCGCCCTCCAGCGCGTCTCCTTGTTTTGCCTTCAGACATTCGGGGCTATCGACCACCTCCTTTTTCTTGACCCCCGTGGTTTGACCCGTCCTCCTAGACTTTCCTCGGCCCATTGCGTGTTTCTTGATAGCGGATTGGAGAAAATGGGCATCCAGGCCGAGGTCGGCAAGTTCTTTCGCTATGTCCGGGTGCTTAGCTAATGCCATTTTCATGCTCTTGGCCGTAACCGCAACCGAATACCCCGTCCGATATGGCCAAAGCGGGCAGTCGGTAAGATGGCAGAGGATGACTTCCGGGTAGGTTCCCCCGGCGCATTCCCGGCAGTAGGCCTTGATCGCCGTTCGCTTGGTCATCTAATCCTCCCTTTCGCACATCTCCGCGACGATCCTGAATACTATCGCTTGGTGCATCGCCCATCTTTCCCACCGCTCTGCCCATTCCCGATAGGCGAGCCAGGCGTCCTTCGTCCAACCGAAGCGTCCCTTGCGCCATTTGCTCATGCGATTCTCTTTCTCTTTGCCGCGCCGACGCCTTCGCAGAGTCCGAATCCGAAACCTACATGGAAGATGCCGCGAATGGCTTCGTAGGTAATATCCGGATATGCCTTGCTCAAGCGGGCAATTTCTCGCCGTTCGATTTCACTGGTTAGAAGTTCGCGCTTTTTCATGTTTTCATGCCCGATCTTTGATCGCGTCTGAAACTACGGCAGAGGCGGACTTGTCCTCGTCGTCCGCTCGCTTTCGTATCATTGCTAATGTTTCTTTAGAGACATAGATGGATATCGCCTGTCCTTGATTGCCCGTAGTGACCGGGCGGCCCAGCTTCTTTTTGTCTTTGCGCTTCATTGACTTAGCCTCTAACATAATATATAAGACTATTCATCGGGGTTGTCAAGGGATTTCTTTTTCGGTTTCCACGGACCCAAATAGTCCGCCTATCCTCGAAGGCGGTCATCATCGTCAAGCCGCACCGGTGCGTCCTCTCCTCGCTGGACAGCCGCCCAGTCCCAGACGCAGAACGGAAGGCGAATCGTCACCCACCGGCCTGCGTCCATAACCTCGATGCTCCGCCCGTCCACTGCGATAATTGCCTTCCTGCTTCGTTCGATCATGCTATTCTCCTTGTCGTCGATATTGCTCATGTTTCTTTTCCTCCTGATCCTCAGTCGATGGCGACATAAACGACCCGACCCCGGGTATAATCGCAGTGGGCATCAATACCGGCCAGGATCAGGTCGGCAACCCTTAGGGCGGCCTGAGAGTCGTTCATGTACGTAAATGCCGACCCGTCAGCCTTCGCTAGCACCCTTGTGCCATTTTTCAGTGTCGTTGTTTGAATGTCGTTCATGTTCATTCTCCTTTATCCTATGTCCCCATAATATATTATATTAATTGAATGTCAATAGGCAAAACGCCTTTATGTAAATAAATCCAATTTCGGAGAAACTTGGCACGTTTCTGCCCATAAACAAAAAAAAGGCCCGCAGATCGCGTCTGCGAGCCTTTATGTCGAATAGCTTAGCCTTGGGCGTGGATGGTGAACATAATCGATCCTTGGGCCCCATAGCCCCAAATTTGGCTATCGTGCAGGCATGGGGCGGGCTATTGTGGCACATTCGCCATAAATAAAAAAAAGGCCCCCGGTTTCCCGGAGGCCATTATGTCAATCTAATTAGACGCGGTGCAATTCGCGTGCATTATGGATGCTTGCCGTAGTTCTTCGGCCACACTCCGAACTTCGCCCGATACGCCATGCTGATTGCCTTGATTGTCGCAACGTGACAACCCAAGACGGGGCCGTGCGGGATGTGCTCAAAGGAAACGTTTGGATGTAGTCCGAGCGTATATGTCGCCATCTTTCCCCATGTCACAGCAGAGGGACGATACCGCTTCTGAATATCGAAATCACACTTGCTGTCGCCGTTGTAAACGCCGTCGTCGCTCACGAGCAATCGGACGACGGGCTTATTCGTATAAATGGCCTGATCGAGATTCGCTCCGTATGGACGCTTCACGTCCCTCGGGACACACGGGCCACCGCATCCGTGGACGGGCCGGATGACTGCCATTTTGCTGGCGAGTCCAAACGTATCCCCGAATATCCCCTGCACCAAGTCCTGTACGGTACGATTGTTGTCATCGCGAGCATAGGCGTGGTTGCCCAAATACTTATAGGCTCCCATATCCGGGCCATAGAACATCCGCTTGAAGTCGAGCTTTTTCAGTTTAATGACGGGAACGATAACGCGCTTTGTAAAAGCTGGAATGGCGGCGTGAACTGTTTCGTTGCCCCACGACACCAGCCAGTCGTAATTCTTGAACTCGGTCAGACATCGGAGAATCCATGCCTTCGAGTATTTGTCAGCGGCAGGTTCCCAGAATCGCTGAACACCCTGCACGTTGACGGCCCACGGAGACCACTGGGCGATAAGTCCATGAAACTGACAATTCTCAAACAGGTCGCACACAACCGACATATTGACGGCGTTGAATATCTCGATCACTTTCCGCATAATTGGAAAGCAATAGGCGTTAAACGCCGAAAGGTCCCATTTGTCTTTTGCGGTGTTTAGGACATACGGTTGAAACTGGGATTTCTTTCCGTATTTGTGCGTCCCCCAGACTCCCCACGGAAAGACGCGGACGAAATTCGCGCCCGCGTTCGCTATGGCACGGGCTTCCGTAGTCAGCCCAGCTTCGTTTAACTTAAAGTTCTTGCCGTCAAATGAACCGTAATTCGTCAATTCCATTGGGACAAAACGGCCCCAACCGATTCCGATCTTATCGTCATAGAACATTATTGATCTCCGAAGAAAACTTTGCCTGCCAATATTTCCGCTTTTGATTAGTTGCCGCATGACATGGTGCGCATAGCGAAAGAAGATTGGTGCATTCGTCATTGTTTTTATTGTAATCAATATGATGAATGGCCAGGCGGCGTCCGTTTTCTTTTTCTCCACATATTCGACAAGCACGATTATCTCGTTCTCGGATTGCTTCTCTTAATTGTTCATCGAATGATAGACCATAGGGTTCTAGGGAAGAACCATTATTCCAGTTGGGATTCCTCGATCCCTTTTTCTTTTCGGCTTGTACCCGCTTCCAATCTTCTGTATGGTGCTGACCCCGCCAAGCTATGTGAGCTTTTTCGGTGATCCACGATGCAATCGGCTTCCCCTTCTTGGCCGCAGACATTTTCATTCTCGTTTCTTTTGAAAATGGTCTACCAACAAGTTTCGCTCGATGTTCGGGGGAAAGGCGTCTTCCTCTATAAGCACATGATTTGCAGAGACCACTCCATCGATTAATTGCATAGGCGTTCTTTAACCATTCCTTCCCGCAGGATTTGCATCGAACCAACGTACGTTTTCTTGCTTGTCCCATGTTCATATTATATCGCTAATCGCCCCGTAAGTCCAGGCTTTTCTGTGCGTTCCAGTATCCACGCCTTGCCGTTAAAGGTCACGAACCTCGCGTCGTCCTGGAGGAGCCCCATCAGGCCGTAACCGATACCGCACTTGTCATCTTGGAACATCTTTCCTCCTAAACGCTGCAATAGGCGACCTTGCAGATGGAAGTGTTTTTATCTGACTTGTGTTCAATTATCAGGCTGATGTTGAAATTCCAAATGCCCCCGTATGCAGTATCGCCAGAATATGACCCTAGCTTATTTCTCACATCCGCCAAGACAACGGTTCCGTCCACGGTGACTTGCAAATCATGATAACCAGTGGCGCTACCGTTTATCAGAAAAATCTGTGCCTGCCCGGAATGTGTCGCCGCGATATTGAGGACGGTTTCATAAGCCCCCCCGCCGCTGTGCGTGTGCGATGCAGCAGTTGTATAAACCATATTCCCTCCGCCCTCCGCCGCTGCCGCCTTAGCAGCCAGAGCTTCCAGACGTAGATTAATCTGCCGCAGGGCGGCCTCGTATTCTTTTTTATCCGCCCACATCTTGGCCCTCCTCGAATGGGAACTCGATCCCCCTCACGCCCTCCCGCGGCCGGAATTCAGGCTCGCTCACGACCTCGACGACATACCGCTCAACCGCCGGAACCGAGGGTACAATCAAATAAAATATCGGTGTCCTCACAACCGCGACGCCATGATAGACATCCCAGCTCATCGGCATGGAAAGCAGACCGCCTAAAAGTTTCGTTAGATTTGGATCGGTCGCCTTAGCGAGTTTCATTCTCTCTGTTGCAACGGCAATCGTCTCTTGGCAGTCGAGAGCATGGGGAATATGGAATCCGACCCGAAGACCTGCATAGCGCAAGACCGGATTCGCAAATGGATGGCTCTCGACCCTTATGTGCCTTTCCCCGATAATCGTATGCTTTGAGTTCAAGGCCGCCTGCCAGACCGGATCAAAATATCCTTTGGCCCAGGTCTCGCAGAAGAACGTCCGGCAGCATTTCGGGAATCCCAGGAGTTCACCCTGCACGTCATTATCTCCCTTCTCGAAGGACGACTTGAATCGCAGGGTATCCTTGAGCGTCCGGGATACGATGACGCAAAGGCTCGCCCTTTCCCCGGGCCGCGGCTCCTCATGCCTATGAGCGAACCCCGTAAAGTTTCGGACCCGCTTGATCGGCAGGCTGACCAGGCCCATCTCCGCCCATGCTGCCGCAAGCCTCGGGAATTGATCTTCGCCGATTGTCTGCCAAGCGCAGGGCCGCTGCCAACGTGCTACGCTCAAGACCTCAAGGTCCGATACCATCGCGCCGAGCTTAGGAAAGATGGGAGCCCAGACCCGTCGAGCCTCTTCACTCAACCAGACCGTCCGACACGACGGCGCTAAGTCAAGTCCCTCCATCAATTTCATATCAAACATCGGTATGATCTCCGTGTGGCTTGTCCCCGTGCTCGTCGCCGTGCGCATCGCCGTGGCCGGAGCCTCCGGCCCATCTCCGCGTCCGATCACACGATTCCTTAAGCGCAATGTCCGGCATGATCCCCTTGAGCCGAGTGCGCACGTGCTGGAAAAGTGTCTTATACGCTTCGCAGAATCGGGTCCGGTTCCGCCAGTCATTATCGATTCCCGAGCCGGGACACCCGCCGCCGCATAAGCCCCAGAACTCGCATCCCTTACAGCCGCCGAGTTCCCGGGGGATCATCGCCAAGGCGTGAACCCTTTCCGCACCGGGCTCCTCTGCGGCAAGCGCCTGAATCCCGTCCAGGGCCGCCCCGCCTTTGAGACAGGCGCCGATGGCTCCGTCCTCCATGATGGCCGTTTCGGCTTGGGTCCGCCAGATGTCGCATCCGTTGAACGTGCAGGTCGAATCCCCGCCATCGACCAGCATCTTTACGACGTCCCGGTAAGGATACCAGGCCCGGCCGGGATCCGCGAAGCAAAGGTCCGCGAGATAGACGAAAGCCCGGCCGAGTTCGGTAGGCGTCAGTTCTTCGTCCCCGAATTCGTCCTCGAAAACGATAACCTCGTTTGTCCGAATCGACGTGACGCCCATCGCTTCGAGCCGCAGCAGGAACCTCTTAAGTTCCGGGAGTCGGTCCGGGGTCGCGTTGTATCGCCTGAGAACCACGATGGCCGAGACGCACAGCCCGGCCGCCCGGGCCCGCTTCATATTTGTCAACGTTACTCGAGTCCCCGTTTTCTCCATTTCCTTCAACGCTTCACGGATCAGCGGAGCATCCTTGAGGCGTGGAATTTGATCAATGTCATTCCAGCGGCCTTGATTCAATTCCACCGTGTCACCGTCGATTGAAACCCCGACCCCGACGTTAAACTCCTTGAACATCGCCAGATGATCATCTGATATCAAGAGGCCATTCGTCTGTATGGAGGACCGGCCATAAAGCTCATGCATCGTCTTAAGAATCGTCCGCAAGTCCGCCAACGGGAACATCAGCGGCTCCCCGCCGTGGACGCAGGGGACCGAATACTTCCGCCTATTCTCCGGCGTCTCTTTCGCGGCCTCCCGCCGAAGCGTCGCCAGCATGGCTACGAGGTTATAGCCGGTCCGGCCTTGCGTCTTCCGGATTCGCCGCTCATAGCATGACCGACATAGGCCGTTACAATCCATTAGCTTGAAATGTAGTCCCATTAATACTCCGAGTCTCCGTGAGCGATATTTCCGTGATCATTTACATGCGCGACGTCCTCGTGAATCACGTCCTCGTGGGCCGTATCGTCGTGGCCTCCGTCTGCGTGATAATCCCGATATGCCCGATCATAGTGCCTATCTTCGGGGGGGACATCCGTATGAGTATCCCCGTGGTTATTTGTATGGACATCCGTGTGGGAAGTGTTCGCATGGACGTCGGTATGGCGGGAATCCACGTAGGCGGTATTCGTGTGGCTGAGGTCCTCGTGGGGGCTGTTTTCATGGGGGACGTCCACGTAGGCGGAATCCCCGTGAGGCGTATCCGAATGGGAGTCCCTATGGGAATCATTATAAGAATCCCCGTGGGAATCGCGATAAGGAAGTCCTGTGTCGTCATCCACGTGGATGTCCTTATAGAAATCCTGGTGGGCCATATCCGAATGGGAATCGACATGAGGCGAATCCGAGTGGCCCGCCCCGTCCGTATGGGGGATATCCTCGTGGGGGTTATCCGAATGGCCGGCGTTCCCGTGGGCCGTATCCGTGTATGCGGCATCCCCGTGGGTGTCCGTGTGTTCAATATCTGTGTGGGCATCGTTGTGGACATCGACATGAGCGTGATCATCATAGGGGTTATCGCTATAACTGTTGGAATGGACGACATCGGCATGCTTGTCGCCGTGATCCCCGTCACCATGCTCATCCACGTGAAGGACATCCGTATGGCTGTCGCTGTGGGTGTCCACATGGGAGATGTTATTGTGCATCGCGCCCGTGCTCTGAATGTCCAGGACGGCCTCGACTTCGACGGTCGCCGGCCCGGCGTTCTTGACCAGCGTCAGCGCCCGATAGACTTCTTCGGCAAGGATGGTCTGGGTGACGCCTTCGCCGTCTCGGATAGATTTGGACACGAAGATTTTCTCGGCCGGCCGATGGCCCAGTAGCAAAGCCGGGACGGTCCCCGATACTCGCTTCTCCGGCGAACGGATGATGTTCAGATAAAACTGTCCCAGCGTCGCCGAATCGGAAGCGACCGTCAGTAAGGTCTCTTTCTCTAAAATTTCCGCTTGGTCATAGCGATACCCGATATTCGCATCCGTCACCTTTTCCGCCAGCCAGTTCTTAGTCGTGGGATCCTGGCCGTATTTTATGATCACGGTCTTTCGGACCGGGGCCGTGTCATACCTCAGGGCGAATGATGCGAAGTCATGTTGGTCGATGCGGACTTCGCTCCCCGTCGTCCCGACCGCATAACGGAACGCGCCGAAGGTCCTGTTGGCGAGCGGAATGAGATGAAACACGTTCGAGTCCTGGATTTTCCGAACGAAATCCAGCACCGGGGCTTGGTCCGTCAGGTAGGCGGCCAACGGCTGAATCCGGTTGGCCTGAAGGTCCAGAAACGATACCAAGTCAATCTGGCTTTTCGGGATGGCAGGCGAGTTGAACGTCGTCAGGGCCGCGAATAAAATGTCCGCGCCGACGGCGCTGTAGGTCCCGTCCTGGATTTTGCACTTGGCGCCCTTCGCCTTGCAGGTGATGACGCCGTTCTCCGGGTCCGCGACGAGCGTGAATTCCCCGTTGGCCAGGTCAACCGTATAGTCCGTGGTCAGGGTGAGCGTGACGCCATCCTTGTAGACCGCGCTGATCTCCTCAAGTTCATGGCCCGCAATCTTATATTTCCAGATCGTCGTGTCGATACAGATAGGCGTGATGTTGTCGAGCTCGCCAAAAAGGATTGGGATAGCCCTCGCCTTCTTTACCTCTTCCGGGTCCATGTTCGGATAGGTCGTCAGATCAAAGAGGACTGACGGGATGGACCCGAATAGCCCCTCCCGCGCGTCCACGACCTCGAAGGTCGCCTCCCGGTCCGTTACGACCGGACGACTCGTCCGGCCCCAGAAGAGCGTCCCGAGTTCCGAATAATCCGAGTCGATGGCCCCGGCCTTCAGCCAGAACTTTTTCAGGTGCCAGATATAATCGACGAGTGCTTCATACCACCAGCCGTCATTCCCGTATCGGATTTCTCCCGCAGAGAACACGACATCCCCGATGTAATAATCCCCGACGCTCTGTGTGATTTGCGGCGCTCCACCCTGCGGGATAATGGCCCGGTAGGGCATAGGCTTCAGAATTCTGATGAGTGAACAGTCATCCAAGTAAAAACTATAAACCTCGCCCCGGTCCACTGTCCCCGTCTTGACGATGAACTTATAATTCGAATAACCATCATCTGCCGGGAAGTCGACTGCAACTTCGGTCCAGCCCGCGCTCGTGATGCCCGAGGCCTCATTGTAAGTTTCCGCGCCCCACGTTTCGGCTGTGGCGTTATACCAGACATTCCCGGCGCTATCCTGGATGCCCCACTTTACCATCACGCCCGGCGAGGCGACCGTGCTTTTCAGCCGGAACCTCGATCGGCATTTGCACTCCGGCCGTAGGATGATCCCGGTTTGAGAAAGGGAAAGCGCTCCGGTATGGGCCGACGGAAGATACATCTTGTCGATATAAAACGTATTGGCCGCACCCGCATTGACGACCGTAATGATGATTGTATCTATCGCGTCCTTGTTCGCGTTCGAGACGCCGGAGATGTCCCAGGTGATGGTCTGCCAGGTATCGGCCGCGACGATGTTCGGCGTCGTCTCCGTCGTCGTCCCGCCGCTGTCGTGGATTCCGACCTTGATATTCGAGCCGGTCCGCGAGGCCCGGATATCGAATTTGATGGTGTTGATGTCCGTCAGATTAATGGGCGTTGAAATCGTCCGGATCAGGGTCTTGTTCAGGCTCGTCGCGATGAGCGCGACGCCTTTTAAGGAATAATCGCCCTCTTGCTTGATGGCGGCTTCCGAATAGGACTCCAAAGACGGGATATCCGCGATCCGGATGATGACGATGCCCTTGCCGCCCTTGCCGCCTGCGCCATCCCTCCTCGCTCCGCCGCCTCCGCCGCCCGTGTTGGGTGTCCCGGAGTTAGCCGCTCCCGTCGATGCACTACCGTTGCCTCCACCGCCGAGGCCGCCAAGTCCGGCCGTGACCTTCGCTCCTCCGCCTCCGCCTCCGCTATAATAAGAGCCGAAATACTCCAGGCCGTCGCCGCCCTTGCCGCCTATCGAGGGCTCTACCCCATCAGCCCCGGCTTCGTCAGCTCCGCCTCCGCCGCCACCGGCGTAATAGGCGTGGGTATTTGCCGGCTCGGAATCCCCGCCATCGTGGCCCTGACCCACCGTGCCGACACCGCCGGCCGCGCTTTCTTTCAGACCGCCGCCTCCGCCCGACCCGCCGGGCTTACCGGGCTTTATGTAGCCGCCTCCAGCTCCGCCGCCGATAGCCGTCATCGTGCCGAATACGGAATCTTCCCCGTCATCTCCCCAGCCATACCGGTCCCCTTTTGCGCCGCCTTCGCCACCCTCGCCCACCGTTACGGGGATGCTTCCCGTGGCCGAATAAGCGTCGTCATATAGAAGTCCGCCTCCGCCACCGCCTCCGGCGCAGGTCGCGCCCTCGCCCGGGCCATCGCCTCCGCCACCACCCCCACCAGCAACCACCAGCACCTCGACATCGACGGAGCCGGACAGAACCTGGAAGGTCCCGCTTTCATAAAACGTATGGATTCGATAACCGCCGACATGCGTTATCACTCCGCCTATCGTGTCCCCCTCGTTGACATAGGCCGCCTGAGCCTCAGCATCCGTCGCATACTCCATGCGTTCGAACCAGAGGTCCCCCGCATCGACCGTGAACTTCGCAGCATACGCTCCGCTATGGACTTCCGTCTCCTCCCGGCTTATGGATGAGCCGGACGATTCGCTCTTCGTCCAATGCGCAAGCGCCGTCGCGTCCGTCCAGTCTTCCAGGCCGCCGTCGAGTAGCTTCTCAATCTCCGGCTCGAACACCGGGTCCTTGCCGCTCGAGTCCATGCGGTCGCTGAACCCGATGATGAAATAGGCCAGAATGCAAAAGTCATAAACCCCCCCGGTTTGATGCGAAGGGATAACTCCGGTCGAAGTGTGCAAATAAAGCCGTTTATTCTCCAGGTCCATGAAGAAGGTCGAGGCCGTCGCGTCACAATCCGCCGCCGAAAAAACCTCCGCATACTCGGCCCCGGCCTCCAAAACCTCGATGATTTCCCCGTCCGTCATCTCGGCGTAATGGGAGCCGCCCTCGGTCGCCGTCCACTCCAAGCCCTCGACCTCCATCGCCGGATAGTGCTCGCAGACGACCAATCGGCGGGAATCGGGGAGCTCGATCAGATCGGCGAAATTCATGCTACATCTCTTCGGCCAAAGTCAGGGCCAAGGTCCAGACATTCAAGTGAATGTGGTCCCACTTCCAGGCCGTGGCAACCACATATTGCGTCGCCTCGTTCGGGTCGTCCGCTTCCGGATCCTCGCAGAACCAGAATGGGAGCGACCTGCCGACGGCCTGGCGAATTAACTCGAACGCCGCTTTCTCCGATGTCCTGAACGAATACTGCCACGCCCCCGGCTGGTCCTGGACGACGACCGTTCGCTGTCCGCCCGCGCTTATCGTGATGACGCTCAAATCCTCCGGGGTGAATGCGCCGCCGTTTCTATAATTCACTTCCGGGGTGAATGCCGGACCGAGAAAAATCGGCCCGACCTCAATGAAGCCGTCCGCGTTCGTGGGGTCCGAAATCAGGAGCCTCCAATACTGATAAGTCACCGGGGGGTCGAAATATGCGGCCATCAGCCGTTCATTGTTAGGGCTCAGGATTGCCTCGAACCCCGGCTCGTCCCAGGTATCCTCATTGTTCCCCTGTATCGTGATCACAGCATCGGCAGAGAAATTATTACCACGAATGCAGAATGCCTCGACGGTGATCTCTGAATAGAAATTACGGACAATGGACTGGTCCTCTACGCAGCCGGTTGTCCTCCACCTCCGGCCGGGGATCCGGCGCTGTGTATTTGTCACCGGAAAATTCGTTCCTTCCGAGGATACGGTTGTTTCGAAGTCCACTCCCTCGATGCCCTTCCACAAGTTTTCGTATAGGAATTTACAAATTGCCATGTCAGTATGCCCTCACCGCCCGTGGATGAATCAGCATGAGTTCCGACCTGCCCCGCTGGCGGATGGTCTTGACGATAAAGTCCTTCATCTCTTTCCCGTCGATATAGAGGTGGATCTCAAGAAAGCCGGGTCCACTGGCCGTGCCGCCCGGCCCCATGATGGCTTCCCGGAGCTGGCGCGGAGAACTGACAATCTCAGCCTCCCCGCCCTCGGCCACCTCGTATTCCTGACCGCTTGCCTGCGACATCAGGAGCGCTCTCTGTTTGAAGATGGCCCCCTTCGCCGCTCCGATCGGTTGGCTCTTGATGAGGGCGATCTGGAAAGCCCCGGCCGCCGCAACTATGGCCGCAAGGATCGGCCCGAAGATAGCGCCGCCCTGCGCCCAAGCCTTCGTGACGCCCTCAGCCGTGTTGATAATGGCCGTCAAGATGGCGATGGCCTTCCGCGCCCGTGCCGCCTTCACCTCTTCCGCCCGGCGCTTCATCTGATACTCGGCTTCCAGGGCCGTGATAGCCTTCTCCTTTTCCTCCTCGTTCATCTTGCTGTTATTAATCAGTTCGAGCCGATGTTGATATTCCTGGTCCAGCAAAAGCATTCGGTTTGTCGTGCTCTGCGTCATGATAGCGTCAATCGCGGCAGTGACGGTCGAGGCAATACCTAGAATTTTTTCGAAGGCTTGCTGATTTGCCGCAACCCATTTGGCGACATTCGTAGTCCACGACTTCGTTAATTTCGGCGGCCCAGCCGCCATGTTGGCAATCGCCTTCTTGGCAACCGCCTCCATTTTGTTATAGGCCGGAATGGCCGTGTCGATGATCGTCTCGCCGAACGCCCTGAGTGATTTCGTGCTGGCATCCATGCCGATCCTGTATGTTGCCTCACTGATAGCCCCGGCCTTAAACGCTGCCGTCAGCACCTTCTGCTCGTTGAACACGGCCGTCATCGCCGCCTTCAGAGGATTGTATTTATTGATGATCTCCTGGACCGCAGCCGCAAGTTTCTTCTTCGCGTCAACCGCTTCCTTCGCCGCCTTGATCTCCGCCGCCGTCAAGTTATGGACGGCTGTCCCGGTCTGATTGATCTTGGCCGGGGCGCTCACGAACATATCGACGAGGCTCTTGAAGTCCACGCCGAAGATTTTGAGCATGGGAGCTGCGCCCTTGAAAGCCTTCCCTAATGCATCAGCCGTAATCACCAATCCGGCATTGACTCTTGAGGCATGCTCGAATTCTGCGGTCTGAATGCGCATCAAGAGTGCCATCAATTTCAAGGCGTCCGAAAATTTACCAATAAATGGCATGGACCGAATGAGGTCATTAAGAAAACGCGCGAACCCGCCGGAAGCGACGAAATCCGATATCGCCCTATTGAAGGCTACGACAGCTTCTCCAAGTCCCTTGGTCTTAATGATCGCCGTCCCGGCCGCCTCCTTGACCTCATCCCAGTTATTAGCTAATTGCTTCAGCGCCCCTCCGAAGGTCTCCGTCTCAGCCGTGGAGCGCGAATAGAGTTTATTCAACTGATCGAGGAGTGATGCCTGCTTCTGTTCCGCCGTCAAGTTCTCGGCAACCCTAATCCCGACCCGGCCCAGCGCTCCGTAGTTCCCCTCCATCGCCTTCGTGACCATCATGGTCGCGCTGTGAAGGTCTATCCCCATCGTCGACGCCAGACCCATCGCGCCCCTCGTCGCCCGGTCAAGTCCCTGCTGGTCAAGGCTCGTGAGTTGGAGGAGAAGCGCCTGGCTGGCCATGACCTGCTCATCCGTGTAGGTCGTCGCCCGCATCTGTTCAGCGGCGAACTTCTTATAGTGCTGGATGTTCCCTTCAACAGTCCGGCCTGTGATCTCTAGGGCGGCCTTCAGATTATTCTCGGCTTGCTCAGCTTCGATAGCGGCCGTAATTGAACTTTCGACAACGCCCTTAAGTGCACCGATCCCTTTTTGAAGCGCAGAGGCTACGAGCGTCCCGGCAGTAAACTGAGCGAAGAGGCTGCCGAATGGCCCGGACGATCCGCCAGCCTTAGCCGTCGTTCCGGCGGCCTGATTGATCGCCCCATCCAGGTCTTTGATAGACTTCAAGGCCCCGGAAGCGTCACATTCGACGATATATTTTACGTCAGCCATTCGATTCTCCCTGAGCCTTATTCCTTCGCTCCGCCGCGACAGCCTGGAATGCAAGGTGGACAGCGTTCAACGCCGACAGCGCCAGCCTCCGCGCCGGGCCGCGAAGCCCCGCACGCCGAAACTCGTCGGCTACTATCCCCACCTCAAGCGTAAAGTGATTCACGTTCTCGCAGTACCAGTTCCACGCCCCGACCTCGAATGCGCTCAGTTTCGCCGCCATCGCATCAAGTTGGCAGTTTACGCATTCCCCTGTCGATTCGCCTATCCCGTGCTGGTGATCTTCCGGCTTTAGGATCGACTCCCAGCGGTCGATGTAATAGCCGAGATAGGCATTTAATTTTTTAGGAAGTTCTCCGGGTTGCCCGCAAACTCTGCAAGCTCTCGCACGAGGACGGACGCCGCCGGATCGACCAGCACATCATCCACCACGGCCTCGGGCTTCTGCACCTTGAGCCCGAAGAGGAGCGGGAGATACTTGTCCTTGCTCTCGCGTGTGCAGGGAAGCGCCGCGTCGCCCTCGGTCAAGTCCCATCCGTGTATGGCGTCGCTCACGGCCCGTCGGATCACGTCCGAGATGCGGGGAGGGCGCGTGCCGTCCCTGGATTCGTTGACGTAATCCTGCACCGCGTCCAGCGCGATAAAGCCGACACGGAAGGTGATGGTGATCGGCTCGCCCGTTGTTTCAAGGGCGTAGGTGACTTCAGCCTCCGGCTGTAGCTTTTTTATATCCATGTTCTCCTCTTATGCGAGATAATCCGCACTCCGGCTGTTCATCAGGCCGACGGAAACGGGAAGAACGCCCGTCATCCCCGACGGCGCTGAGTCCGCCGTCACCCCGCGCAGAACGATCTTGGCCGGAATGATCTTACTGTCCGCATACTCTACGTCCTCGATGATGAGCCGTGGGAATTGGAATTTCAGATAGTAGTTATATGCCCCTTCGACAGCCGGACCGGTGATCGTGAGGTCCGCCTTCTTCTCCGTCGCAGCAATCCATTCGGCGAAGTAGGCCGCGTTGGCGGTGTCCATCCTGGGAAATTCCATCGTCAGCTTGACGGATGGCTTGTCATTTTCAACCGGCTCAACGATTGTCTGGACACCCGCGACGTGCTCTGAGTCCATCTTCCGCTCGATCTCAAGGGTGAATGACTTGGGTCTGATGATGTCTGCGCCCCCACCGTCGAAGTCCAAGCCGGTCTGTGCGTTCATCTGGAACACGGCTTGTGTAAACTTCGCGCGTGCGTGCGTGTTGCCATCGACCGTCGTCGAGGTAAAGGCCGCAGGGAGCGCCGAGTCGTCCACGACACTGATGCCCCGCAGGCCGAACGTCGCCTTGATGAGCCCCGCGTTCACGGAAAATGAACCCTTCATAACCTTGAACGTCGGGACGGTATGGATGGTAGCGCCCTTTTCCGTGGCGTACGTGCCGAAGAGTCCGACCGCCGTGTTCTTCAGCGTGAACGAATGAAGATAATTGAGCGCCAGTCCGACAGCCGCCGCGGATGATGTATAGGTTATCGCCCCACTCAGGTCGGCCGCGAAACCCAGAAGGGTATCGGCTGCCGCCGCATTGTTCGTACCACTGTTCCACCACAACTTGAAAGTTGCGCTTGTCGCAATCGTGAACTTTCTGTTTGTCGCGTTATGGGTAACCGTGTATGTCAAGGTCCCATTAGAAAGCGCCTCGAGCCTCGTCTTGATCTCTGTGCAGATTGCGGTTGCCGTATATGTTCCATTTGTCAGCACCGCGTTCTTTTCGCCCCCCGCCGCTTCCTCGAAATCGATGTGGTGGTTCGCATTGCTGACGATGAAATACATCCCCGGCAGTCCCGCCGTCCCCATGAGCATGGCCAGCAATAAGTTCTCGCGCCCATCCCATCGGTAGTCGAAATCGAGTCCGAAGTCCGAGGGATTGATGCTCCCGACATCGAGGTTCGTCTCGAACGCGCCGTAGCTCTCATCCTCCATCATCTGCACCGCCGCCTTCGGGGCGCCGGGATTCAAGGGAAGGAACCCCATCCCGGCCGCATCGGTATCGACGGCCGTCCCCCAGTCCGCAGCCTTTTTGACCGCCGCCTTGTTTAGCCGTTTTTCAATGTCCGCCATGTTGTCCTCCCCTTACGCGATGAAGCTCGCTGTGCGAAGGTTGGTCACGAATATCCCGATAGGCAGAAGTCCCGTCAACCCGGTCTGGGCCACGTCCGCCATAGCGCCCCTGAGCACAATCTTTGCAGGGATGATCTTCGAGTCGGCGTATTCGACGTCTTCTATGATGAGATGCGGAAGTTGGATATTCAGAACATAGTAGTGAGTAGCATCGGCAAGTGGTCCGGTCACGATAATGTCCGCCTTCTTGTCGGTTGCCGCCGTCCATTCGGCGAAGTATGCGGCGTTCGTTGTATCCATGCGCGGGAACTCCATCGTGAGCTTCACACTCGGCTTGTCGTTCTCGATGGGTTCGATGACCACCTGTTGCCCGGATACGTGCTCGGTATCCATCTTGCGTTCAAGTTCAAGGCTGAACGCCTTCGGCTTGATGACATGGCCCGCGCCCAGGGTCGTGCCCCCGCCCGCGAGCGTGTAGTCGTTCATCCTAAACACGGCCTGTTGAAACTTGGCCCGGATGTGCGCATTGACCGGAACCGTTGTCGAACCCAGCGTCGCCGTCCCGCTGGTGATATGGCTTCCCCGCACGCCGAATACAGCCTTGAGTAGACCGCCGCTGGTGGAGAAGGTCGCCTTCAAGACCTTCATGGTGGGGATCGTGTGTACCTCGGCCGCCTTCTCTATCGCATAGGACGCGAACAGGCCGACCGCCGAGTTCGCCAGCGTGACCGTGTGCAAGAAGGCTCCGCCACCAAGCGCAGCCGGGGACGTATCGACGCCCATGAGGAGCCCAAGCAGGAGGTTCTCTAAGCCGTCCCACCTGTAATCGAAGTCCAGGCTGAAATCCGAGACGCCATAATTGCCGACGTCCAGGTTGACATCGAAAGCCGACGCGCTCTCATCTTCAATCATCTGGACGTTGCGCTTTGGAACACCGGGATTCAGCGGCAGGATGCCGTTCCCCGCGCCGTTCAGGCCCGCGACGACCGTACCCCATTTCGACGTGTCCGTCTGGACCTTAATGGCTGCCCTGTTCAGGCGTTTTTCTACATCACCCATTGGAAACCTCCTGTGCCTCTATGGCTTTTTTCCTTTTTTTGGATTTGACCGGAGCTTCAATCGGCTCCGGTTCCGCAAAGTGCTCCGCAAATCCGGCGGCAATCCAGTCCCCCGCCGTCTCGTCGGAGACGCCAAGTTCTTCCGTATCTATGACATCGCCTGTTTTCAGCAGCCTCATCGTCGGCGGAAGATGTTGATCGCTGTTGCTCCATTTAATCTTCATGCTAAACCCCCATGACGCCCGCGATTGAGACCCGGATCTTCTGATCGAAGAACCCGAATCCCTCCAGGCTCAAATATCCGTCATCCGTTTCCGGCGAGTCCTCAATCCTCGTCTGCTCGGCCAAGACGCCCAGCGTCCCTGCGGCACCGCTCCGCGAGTCGGCATCGATGGCCTTCCTCACGTCCGCGATGCAGTTCTCAAGCCGCGTCACGGTGTCCACGTTGTCCTTGACGATCCCCTTGACCGAGACGAAGAAGTCCTCGGTGTATTCGCTTTCGTCCCCGGCCGCCCCGCTCAGCTCGACCGCTCCGCCGGGAGCGGCAAACACCATATAGGTCGGGAATGACTTGCACTCGCTCCAATGGATGAACCGCTTGGCAACGTCGCCGGGTGTGTAGAAGTAGGTATCGCCCGTTGTAATACCCTGTAATACATCGACGATGCGATCTATGATCTGAAGGCGCAAAGGCACAGCTGGGGCGGTCATAGTATCCTCACGCAAATCGCGTCATGATCCGGTGAAGCATAGATGCTCCCGTCCAAAGTCGTGACGGTGAATTGGACCGTATAGAGGACGCCCGATGTTCCCCCGGAAATCATTTGGAGGACTTGCGATCCCGATCTTTCGACATCTCCATCGAGAAGTAAACCGGCTGGTGAAACTGTCGCCGTCGCTGAAACGATGGTGTTTACCGCGTCCACGTCGGGCGGCCAGTAAATAAGGCCGATCTTAAACTTTTCGGCAAATGCTTTCTCAACGAAAAACTGCGTCATGTTCGGCCCCCTATGCTTCGCACGTTGAATATTCTTTGTCGCGGTTCCACGCTCCTAACCCCCGCCCTTCGATTCAGGACAACGTCCCAGATAACGATCTCTCCGGTCTCGTCGTACATGAAGAAAGTCGGGATATCGGCAACCGAAATGGACTCCAAGATGTCTATGGTTACCGGCTTGATCGCATCCTGGACCGCGATGGTCTGGCTTTCAGTAACCTGGACATTTTCGGTAATCGCGCCCGCAAGTTCCCCGACCTGGCCGGCCGGAACTTCCTCGGCCTGGATTGTGCTTATCGCCTCGGCAAGAACGGTTCCGACCTGTCCGGCTCGGGATTCGGTTACCGTGACGGGTTCGATGACAGCCCCGGCGACAGTGCCGGAAAGGAGCGCTTGAACCTCTCCTACCGTGATCGGTTCGGTGATCGAGATAAGTCGCGTATCTCCCCCTAAGCCAGCGACTATGGGTGCGACCTCGACGACGCTTATGGGCTCGATAATCGCTATCTTCGCCGTCCCAACGATCCCCGTCCTGACTTCGGCGATTGAGACCGGTTCGGTAATCGATGCCTTCGGTCCTTCTGCAATAAGTGTCCGTGCCTCTCCGACGGCCACCCCTTCGCTAATGGAAGGCTTTGGCCCCTCTACAATAAGCGCTTGGGCTTCCGTGACCGTTGCGGGTTCGCTGATCGACTTCACCAGCGCTCCCGCAATAAGGGCCTGTGTTTCTCCCGTCGCTATGGATTCGCTGATCGACTTGGCCAGCGTCCCGGAGATCAGGGTTTGCGATTCGCCGATTGTCACCGGCTCAGTTATCGCCTTGAGGAGCGCTCCGGCAATTAAGGTCTGGACTTCGCCGACAGTTATGGGCTCGCTGATTGACTTAGCAAGTCCGCCAACGATCTCCGTCGGAACCTCGGCAACGCCGATCGGTTCCGAGATCGAGATTAAGCGTGTCGGCTCGGCCTCGCGTTCAACCGTCGGTATTTCGGTTACTGTGACCGGCTCCGTGATAGCCGCGATGAGCGTAGAGGCTTTTCCCGTTGCGGTTTCCCCGGTGGTGACGGGTTCGGTGATGCCGATAATCGGCGGGCCGACACCGAGTGTCCGTGCCTCCCCAACCGCGATAGCCTCGATGATTGCGGTATTTGGGATTATTCCGCCGATGGTCTGCGATTCCCCTACCGTAACACCGTGGACGGCAGATAGAGTTATGGTGCTGAGGACAAGCGTCCGCGCCTCTCCAACCGTACAGGGTTCCGTGATGGAAATAGCGAGGGGGGCCAGAGAGACGGTCGGTGGGGACTCCGTCGCCGTGACCGTTTCGATGATTGCCGCCTGCCTATAGATTTGCGGCGTGACGACTTCGCCCACCCCGATGGCGAGCAGCATAGACAGAGCCAACATGCCAAGTAGACCGCCGATGCTGGCCTCACCCACCGTTATGGGTTCGGTGATGTTGACGGAAAGCGTTCCGCCGCTCTCTGCGGAAAATGTTACATTTTGGGTGAACTCGACCCAGGGACAAAGGTCGGTGGTGAGGTCTTCTGTGAAAGCGAAGTCTGAAGTTGCGCTTGGGTCACCCATCCGCATAAGAAAGTACTTAAGCGTAGGCGTTGCACCTTGACCACCAATCTCGATGATGAGTCTATCGCCAATCTGGTTTGTGACTTCCGCACTTTGATATTGATAGAATGTTCTCGTTTTGGCGGAGGTAGAAAACTCGTTGCCTGGCCCACTGACCTTGCTGCGTAGGTATCCTCTGACAGTTCCGCCGTCTTGGCTAACGATAGTAACCATGACGCTTAGTTTTGTGTCTACCGTAGAAGCTTCTTCTAGAACGCGTGAAATGACAGAAATAATTTCCGCTGTAGTCCACAGGTAACTCGCTGCAAGCGGTGGAGACTGATATTGATACCAGCACCAATCCGTCGAGTCGGTGGCAAACCAGGTGTGTTGCTTGTTTGTAAGAGCTGTATCAGTCTTTGATGTAGTACACGGGAGGCGAACAAGTTCATCCGTGCGAGCATTCCACAACACTCCCTGAAGCCCAAGGCTAGGCAGGGGCGGTGTGCCGCTTGATGGAAGATATAGCCTGGTAGCCATTTACTTTTTCTTTTTCATAAACCGAAACTGTTCGCCCCGCGCCGGATACTTGATCCCCGACCCGTCGATGTGCCAGCAGAAGATATTCGTATCAACGAGATACGGATACCGTTGCTCGGCAATCTTGGGCCATCCCGCCTTCTTGATAAGACCGTGCTTCCGCACCCGATCCAGAAAATCAATGTCCTCCGTCCCCGTCTGGATGTTTATCGTGTGCGTCTCCGGGTCAACGCCGATTCGCGTCGGCGTCTCATAGACCCGGCGAATATCCTGCCCCGCGCACTTGTACGGCTCGCTCTCCTCCCAAATGGCCTCGATGATGGACTTGTGAATCAGCGTGCATCCCATCCCGTGCCCATCCACCCAGACCTTATCGCCCATCTTCCATTTAGCATAATAGCCGAAGCCCGTCCCCCGGTACATCAACGGCTCGGACGGGACGGACTTTGTGAAATAGAGTCCGGCGACAACCGGGTACTTCTCCTCGACCATGTATTCATTGAGCTGGCAAAAGGCCGTAGGTGGAAGCACAACATCATGGTCGATGAAAAGCAGCCAGTCCGTCTTAGCCTTTATGAAGGCATCGACAACAAGGTTCCTTGCGTCTGCAACCTGGAATCGTATCGGGGAGTATTGGTCTATCCATTGGATTGTTTCGTGGTGCGACCAGTTGCAGGGAATGACCTGTCCATACCGCGCCAGGACCCACTCCGAGCGCAACGTCCCGGTCATGGGGACGCCGATGGTAAGCCTCTGCTGAATCTCACCCATGTTCTCGATGAGGTCGTATCGACGGTATCCTTTGGTGGTCTTAAATCCTTTGGTCATAGACCTGTCCTTCCATGAGCTTCCTGAACACGACCTCCATGACCCCGGTGTCCTGCCAAACAGGAAACCCCTTTTCTATCAGCCAGGGCTTCGGATTGTAAATCTGGTAAAGCACGTATCGCGGATCGAAGTATTGCCACGTTTTCTCATTACACGGGTTACAATGTGTGGGGTCCTGGATGTAGTACTGATTCACCCCGTAAGGATGAACGAACGCCAGCTTCCCTTCCGGCTTTGTGATTCGCCACAGCTCGTCCATAAACTGAAGCATCATCCACGGCTTGATATGCTCTACGATGTGCGACCCGATAATGGAAAGACAGATGTTGTCCGGGAAAGGATAGGGAAACTTCTCCAGGTCGTGGACGATATCCACTCCGGGTAGCTTCCGCTTGTCTAGGCCGATGAAACCGGCATTCTTCTTACTGCCGCAGGCAAGGTCAAGTAGGATCCCGCCTTTACGCTTGAATAGGTCGTTCCGCATTTTCCTCCGTTTCCTCGTTCAAGAGAACATCGATGTCGGCTTCCCATTCCCTAATCTTCCGTTGCGCCCGGTGTACGTGGTGCTTGGAGCGGGATTGAGCGATTACAACTCGCTTGACTAGGGCGATATTTTCCCGCAGGCTGGAAACCGCGGCCGTCCGCTCATCCCTGTTCAATTTAGCTGAACTGAATGCGATAGGTTACGTTGACGTTCTGGTTCGTGTCGCAGGTAGAGACGGCGTAGGTTGAGCCCGCAAAGAGCGACCCCGCGGCTGTCGTGCAGTCGAACAACCCGATGTTCCGAAGTGAAGATGAGCTGGCGAGAAAGGTCCGGCTGGAATAGAACGTGGCCAGGAACGACACCGCTGAACTCGTGTCAATGGAAACCGTCATGTCCGCCCCGCCCATCCGCTTCGCCGTGCTGATCTCACCATCGAGCGTTGTCGCAGCCGCGCCGGGAACAGTGCCCGATCCGATATTGATCCCCAGGACGCGCTTCGAGCCGGTCGTCCCCGCAAGGTTCGCGCAAAGGAAGTCCTGCTTGCCGATGTTCGTGATCTGGTTTTCGCACCAGCCGGAATCCCCAACGATTTTCCCGTTGCCTTTTCCGAAGGGTTCCTCGATTTGGACGCGGTAGAATCCGCGCACGCCGACGTTGTCGGCTTTGATTTTTCCTTTTGCCATGTTATCCTCCTAAATTCACTTTGCCAATTTCCCTGCGGAACTTCCTGCCATCATCTCCGCAAGCCTCAAGACCACGGGCTTCTGCATCATCGCCGAAAGCCGTGGCTCCTGTTCCGCTATTACGCCGGAGAACCATTTCGACTCCGGGACGTTCACGGTGAGCTGAGACTTCTTCGTGAGGGCAAGCCATTTGAACCGCTCCTCCTTGAACTTGTAGAACGCCCACCATGCCCACTTCCGCATCCTGTCCGTGACGTTCGGATGCGTCGTCCCGCCCTTGTCCTGAATCCTCGCGTACGGGACGCTCTGCTTTCCCCCGATCCCTGTCCCTATCGCTATCTGCCAGCGTTCGTCTCCGGCCGCTACAAGGAACCCGATGTTGCGCCCGAGCATACTGGTTTTCTTCTTGTACTTGGATGACTTCTGCATATCCGCCGCCGAGCGCATGAGGAGTTTGATCGTCTCTGCCGTCCAGGACGTCGCCTGGTATTTATGAGCTTTGGGCAGCGCCTTGAGCGTCTCCGTCTTGCGGATCGCGCCGCTGAAGTCCACCCTCAGCCCCACGCCTTCCGTCATACAGTAACCCGCTTGAATTTCGCCAGGATCGCCTTATGTGCCTTCGTCAACTCGCCGTCCGCGTTGACCGTGCTCGTTGACCCGTCCGGCATCGTCCGCCCGCTCTCGCCCCAGCCCTGCTCTTTCATCGTCTTCCATTTCCGAGCGATCAGCTCATAGCAGACAAGCGCAATATCCGCCGGAATTGTCGCATAGCCCGCCGTATAGGTGACGGTGAAGTTTCCCCTGCCCTCAGGCCAGACGCCGTTGACCTTCCGCAGACAGAGCGCCTCAATGACGAAATCCGCGTCGTTACCTTCCACGTATTCGGCCCCATAGTTGTCCTCTATGGACGTAACCGCCGTGATCGGCCAGTTCAGGGGCTTCAATGCAGACGTCCCGTCCCCGCTGACAAGCTCCGCCGTGTACGTTGCGCTTAAAAGGACGCATCCCACCTCTCGGTTGACCTGCTCGGAGACCGCCGAGATGATACTTGGCAGGATGGCGTCCCAGGTCGTGATAGACTCCCCCGGCCAGAGATAGCTCTTGACGTTCGCCAGAGTGACCAGGTCTGCCATTATTTCCTCCGTTTGCCTTTCTTCTCGGGCACGGGCGCAACCTTTACCTCCGGCGGGCTATCGATAGACTTATCCTCATAGGCCCGGCCGTTTCGGATGTACATGAACGCCAAGTCCACCGGGAGGTAATAAGACTTTCCGGCCTCGTAAGCGTTCCGCGTCTCTTTCATCCTGACCCGCATAGTCTTACCCGATGCCCGAAGCGCATTGACGCCGCCGGGCGTCTTATTAAACTCAATCGGCATGGTGCCCTCCCGCTGTAAAAATGGGCGGGAAGCGTCGTGGCCCCCCCGCCCGATAAACTACGCTTGAACTTCTGTGTCTTGTGTCACCGGGATATGATTCGGTTGCCCCATGATCGCAACCGCGCTGAGCGGCGTCCCGTTCGTGTGCGTGCCTGTCTGCGTGAAGAGAATGCGCACATAGCGCAAACTCCCCCGATACATCCGGGTGATGGTCATGTCGTCCTCGGTAGGCTCGTTAATGACCCAGGTTGGCGTCCCGCCCTCAAGGTCCGCCTGGGCGATGGTCGTGAAACTTCCCGGTGTCGTCACGGCGCATTCCTGGAACGAGATCGTCCAGTAGGTCGTGCCGCTGAGCGTGTCGCCCGAAATGCCGACGTGGGCGATCATCAGGACATCGCCGTACCCCCAGCGATCCTTGGCCAAGCCCGTTCCCTCCGCCGTGTTGTTGGCGAGGACGGGCGTCAGGAGGCTGACTACCTTGTGGTTCGTAATCGTGTTAATCACTTTAGCCTCCCTTCCCTTAGCTCTTGATGTTCGAGAGAAGTTGGATGGCCTCCGGCAAAAGAACCCCACCGCCGACCCGCCGCCGCGCCAAGAACCCGATCATGCCGAACTCGGCATACTTCTCGACGAGCCGCTGAATGTTGATGTCAACCCGGTCGATGATGGTGTAGCCCGCCCTGAAGTCGCCCAGTGCACAAACGATACCGTCGTCTCCGGGTGTGGTGCTGAGTACAGTGGATGTGATGGCTGGAAAGTCCGGGCATTCCAGAACGGGATTGCCGAGGATCGTGGCCGGTTGACCCTGCTGGAGATTCGGCTGGAGCAGGTACATATTGGTCGTAGCGCTCTTCAGCGTAATGGCGACTCCGAGAAGCGTCCGGTTCATGAGCCATGTCGCGTTTGCAACGTATGGCGATGCGAGCTGGTACTGCGTGCCGATGAAGTCGTCGAAGACCAGGACGTCGGTTGTCAGGACATCCCGATGGTCGGCCAGAACCGTCGCGTTGATGGTGATGCCTTCAGGGGCCGTGGTACCGTTACCGGAATAAAATGCCGTCCCTTCCAGGACTCCGAACTTCCGACCCACGACGCTGGCGATCTCAGATTCCAGGTTGAAGGCGCTGTCCTCCAGCATCTTCTGCGTCGCCTTGAAAAGCTGCGCCATTTCGAAGGTCTTGAGTTCGGTCAAGCCGTAGGTGAGCCCGGTCGTTTCGGTCTTTTCTGCGCTCTCTGCAATCCAGGTGGCTGCCGGGACCGTGAGTTCCGTCGGGAACTCGACGGCATAGGCCGACGTCTGCCTTACATTCGCAACCGTGCGAATAGGCGAATAGAGCGTCAGGGCCTTGATGATCTGCTGCACGTACTCGTAAGGAGCCAGCACTCCGGCATGGTCCGAGTCCGCGATGGTCAGAACCTTCTGCTCTTCGGGGCTAAGACCACCCTTGCCCTTGCGGAGCCAGCCCTGGAAAGCCTTTGTCTTGACCGCCTTCGCCACATCGGCCTCACTGGCCTGGATGATAGGCGTCTTGAGCTTGATGACCTCGTCGCAGAGTTCGTTATACCGCTTGTCGGTATTGACCTTGAACTCGTCGAAAGCTACCTTCGAGGCCCTCCCGTTCTCCATCTCCGCGTGCTTGGTCTGCACGTCGGCGATGAGCTTGTTGATTGCGCCATTAAGATCGGCGACTTGTTTTTCGATTTCCAATTTGTTCCTCCTGTTATGAATTCAGGTATTCCTTGATCCGGGCCGTCATTTCCTCGATCAAGTGGAGCGTTTCCGGCTTGATCGTGGGTGGAGTGGGTTGCCCCGGCTCCGCACCCGGTTCCTTGCTTTTTACATCATCGACCACCGCGTCGGGACACGACTGAAAGACGCAGGGGCTGATCTCCCAAAGGTTGATCTCTTGTAAATTCCTGATGCCCGTCTCCGAGTCGATGAGTTCCTTGACTGCGTTGTAGCCGATAGAGAGTCCCGTCACGGCACCCTGAGCCATGAGCGAGCGGATCTCGCGGGCGAGCTGGACGTCAAGGTTCAGTTGCCCCGTAACTTCCAGGCCTTTTTTGTCCTCTTTCCCCGAGATAATGCCGATGGGCTTGGCGATGTCATGGGACCAGAGGAGCGGGAACTGCTGTTTTTCCCGGAGCGTTTTCTTGAACGCGCCCCGCTGAACCGCGTCTCCGTAGGTATCAACCATATCGAAGATGGACGCATAGCCCGTGAATGTCCCGGCATCGGCATCCTCACCCCCGACGGTGAACTTGAACTCTAAATCCTTAATTTCGATCTTCTTTGACATATCAATCGCCTCCTTCCCCGATAGACACGACGACGGGGTACGTGCCACACAGGCAGTTACAGACCTCGCCCGCGCTCCCGCGCGGATCGCCGGGAAATTCAAGCCGCTCCCCCGCGACGTTGAAGTCCTCTTCCAGCAAGACCTCTTGCCCATCTGCCGCGATGTGCGATTCACGCGAGTCCGGTACAAAACTACACATCCAGCCCTTGAGCTCGACGAACTCGGTTTCCTTGAATCCCTCGACAGCTCCGTAGTTATCGACCTTCGCGCTCTCCGTCCGCGCCCACAACCGCGCCCTCCACGGTCCCAGGTCTGTCGCCTTGTCGCTCAAGTTCTGGGCGAGCTGAGCGACCGTCCAGTTTGAATCATTGGCCTCGTGGATCATGCGTTCGACAATCTCAAGCGTCGTTTCGCTCACCTTCGTGCCCGAGTTAAAGATCATGTTCTTGAGCTTCGCGTCCTGAGCAGGCGTCATCGTGAATACCCATGACGTCGGCTTCTTCGGGTCGCCCTTCCACGCCAGCGACTTGAACTCGCCGTCGTCGAACAGCTCGCACTTCGATGCCCTCATGCCGGCGTTGCCCGCCCGGATGAAGTGATCGACATACCAGGGCGTGAACGTTCGGGCGTATCGCTTCGCCTCTTCTTTGACGCTGAAGATGTCAGCCGCATGGACGCCACTCACGGAGCCGAGCCGGGACGCCCTCTGCCGGAGTGCATCGGCTTGGGCGCGTAGGTAGCCTTTGGCCATCTGCTCGAACGATTTCTCGCGTGCCTTGACCCGCGCCTCGAACGTCAGCCAGAGCCGTTCCTTGCGTTCGGGCTTGCCCCAGAATCCCGTCGCCTTATGCTCGGGAATGGCCCTGGGGGTGGCCAGGGGGCCCGTAGCGGCCTTTTCGTCGGCACCCGCGCCCGATCCCTCGGGTTCTGGCTCTTCTTCATCCTGGGGCTTCCCTGTGCTTGCCAATGGGTTTAGGGCCTCCGGCACAGGCTCAGGCTCAGCAACAGACTGCTCAAGCGGGATTTTCCCTATCCCCACCAGGATCACGTCACCGTCCGGCCCCACTTCGTCGTATCCCGTAGCCTCCCGCTTCTCGTTAACCGTCAGCCAATCGGACGCGGCAAGGTACGCATACTTGGCCGCCCGATCCTCTTGGAGTGCCTCGATAGCGTCCCTGTCGTAATCTAGGACGATCCCCTCGCCATAAAGCGGCACAATCCATGCGTTCAGCGCGTCTCTCAAGTTGTCCATGATCGGGAGCACCGTCTCCATGTAGAGTGCCTTCCGCGCTTCCTGAACGTTCGAGTAAGTCTTATTCTCGCTGTCGCCCAGAAGTTCCGAGGGCACGTTGAACACGGAGCAGATGCGCCGCAGGTTGGACTTATCGGCATTCACCCAGTCCATATCCTTCGGCGATATGGCGAATTGCTTCCAGTCGAATCCGCCCTCCAGAATCATCGGCGTCCCGGCATTCCCCGAGCCCATGTACTTCTCGCGAAGCTGGCGCTCAAGGAACTTGCGCTGGTCTTCGGTCAGATTGCCCGTGAGCACGAGCGCACCAGGCGGGCGCATATCGTTCTGGAGAATCTTTGCATTCCATTCAGCCGACGAGTTCGAGATATCGATTGAGCGGGCCGCAACTTCAAGCCTGCTCAGGCCGTAGAAGTCATCAAGCGGATGGAAGTCGCGTAGGTGCAGAACATCTTCCGGCTTGAGTTGCGTCGTTATGCCGTTTGCCTCATAGGTGTATCCGCCGACGAGTTCCTTCCCGCCCTTCGCACCAGGCTTGACCTTCGTCCTGTCCGGGCGCAGTGCGTATAGAAAGCGGGGTGGCTGCGTCCCGATCCCTACGCGCAGGATGTAGCTGTTCCCGGCCAAGAGCTTGTAGCTCACGACCTTTTCGATGAACTGGAACCCGTGATCATATTCGTTCGGATGGGCCAAGAGTTCCGAGAGTGGGCTGTTATCGAGCTCCGTCAGCTCGCCGTCCGAAGCCTGGCGCCCAACCGTCCAGGAGATCCCCGCAGCGGAGCGGGCGATGAGGCTCACGCACGCAAAGGCCGGGGCGCACAGTTGATACCCAGCTTTCGCCAGCTTGCCGTAGTCAGTGGGCGTCCAGACAGCCTCCTGCCCATACATCATCGCCAGGATGGACTTCCATGTCGGATCCTCTTTCCGCTCCCTTGCCCTTGAGATGTTCAGCCCTAATAGTTTCATGCTATATACTCCAAATTCGGGGCTCTACTCGCGGCCCTCCAATGAGCCAGTAACTGAGGGCCAGGGAAATGACGCAGTCGTCGTGATACCCCTCGGGCGCAGAATAGTGGACCATCCCCGATGACCCGATCTGATATTCAAAAATCTCCAGTTCATTCTTCTGCACTCCTTCGTCCAGGATCGAAATCTTCTGCTGATCGAAGCCGATCATAAGCGTCTCGATGAGCTTCTTCTTGCTGTCAGCCGTGAACTTGTAGCCCTCGACATTCAGCCCGGCCCGCCGTAAATCCTCATAGATTGGATCGCCGACACCGCTTGAGTCCACGTTGAGCTTTGCCTTGTATTTGCGGATGACCGGAATGATGCGATCCTTTTGGACCGTCCAGTCCAGGAGGTTGAAGCGGTCCCAATAGACCTGCCGGCCGGCGCCGTCCAGGATTGTCAGCACGGTGAAGTCGGTGAGCCGCGCCAGGTCCAGTCCGCCGTAGTATTCCTTGCCGGGAAGCGGCTCCTCGCGGTGCGAGCCGATGCACGCCCCGATATTCCTGAACACGCCTGCGCTGTTCTCAAGAAACTCGGCTAGATATTCTTGGCTGAATACATCGACGGGAAGCGATTGCCGCGCCTGGAGAATGTCCTCAGCGCTCACCTTTGGATTGTCCGCCGTCGGGAACTTCCAGCTCTTGAACTCGGGCTGGAGCGCATCCTGTCCGCGTGTCCAAAGTTCGTAGAACCAGTTCTTGCCTTTGGGTGTCGAGATGAACAGCACGCGCCCGTGTGTGTCGGATACGGCAGGACGCAGGACTTCTTCCCAGACCTCGCGCTTGACCCTAGCCGCCTCGTCCACGACCACGCGGTGAAGTCCTTCGCCGCGCAGGTTGTCGGGGTTGTCGGCAGACTTGAACGTCATCGCCGCCCCGTTCACGAATTCGACCCGCATCTCGGAATGGGAAACGCTCTTGAACGCGTCCTCGGCCTTGCCCCTTTGCGCCGCCAACAGAAATGTGCGGAAGGCCATCTTGCCCTGGCTGTAGATTGGTGCTACCCACCAATACTCGCCCGGCACTTTGCAGACACCTTCGAGGAGCCAGTTCAGACCCGTCAACGTCTTGCCCCATCTCCTGCCCGCATCCATAGCCAGGAACCTGGCGGGGGACGCGAAGATCAAACGCTGACTTTCTCGCGGTGCGTAACCAAAGACTTTCATACAATCTCATGCCCGTTCCCGCCATTTTCTCCAAAGTCGAAGGACAGGACGTGCGAGATTTCGCCGGATTGCTTGACCTCTTGCGGGAACAGTTTGGTCTCCATCTGATAGAAGAGCGTCAGGTTCCGGTCATTCTTTTCAGCCCATGCCTTTAGCCGCTTCCGTCCGCCGATGGCGTTGTGAACCCATAGCCAGTCGGCCTTGAGCGAAGTAAATTTAGAGACTGCCCCCTTCGGTTTTCCTGGATTTCCCGGTTGAAACTTTTTTCCCATTATCTCGATACTCTTCGTTATTTACGATTGCCACCATGACCTCTTCATCGGCCCTGTGAAGCCGTTGTAGTGCATCCATCACTTCGTCCGTTGGCAGGAATCGGAGCCTAATCTCCCCCTCCTTGTCGCCGGAAACGAGCGATTTGACGCTGATGGATTTTATGAGTGCGGGGAACGCTGTTCTCATGGTTTATTTGTGGGCGGTATTATCTCGGGAATTGCCCTTCGCATGGCCGCCCGTCGTGATTACCAACCTCGATTTAAGGTTAACGGCGGTTAACCTTAAAATGGACAAAAATACCTACACTTAGCGATAAGTGTCGGGGCAATGCCTGACAATTCCTAGGTAATGATGATTACCTTAATAAGCACGTTCGCTATTAACGGATATCGGGTTTCGCGTTAATAGCCGCGATTGCTTTCCGTAGCCGCTCCAGTCCCTTCGCCGTCACGTCCTCGAAGTCGAACCGATCACGTAGCTTGTGATAGGCGCTCAGCTTATTCGTGAAGAAGCGTATCTCCTCGATGGCGTATGGATTATCCGAGCCGATCTCGTACACTTCCACGCGGCCGGCGACGTACTCGAAGAAGGCGGGGTTCATCACGGCCTCTTCTACGAAGCTGAGGAAATAGGTTTTGCCTTTCATCGGCTATGCCTCACGGCCCAGTACGTCCCGATTCCGTTCCCCACGACGAAACCCACGATGCATTTCAGATCGTGTGTTGTCAGCGCCCGCTCTATCACCCCGAAGGTGAATAGGGGAATGATCACAGCATAGAGCGATGCCCGGAAGGCCCGTCGCTCCGACAAAGCCATGTAGTACAGGGCGATGAAGATGTCCGCGACAACCCCGAGGGCGACGTAGATAAACAGGGTCAGCAAGCGGAGGTTCATCGGCCCTCTCGTGCGCGATCACGTGCGCCTCTTATACCACCGCCATACCACGACCATGCAGAACCCGAGCGCGAGCAGTGCGCCGATGTTCAACGGCGAGAGTTGGAGCTTGAGCGCAAACGCTACGTCCAGGTATTCGGGGATAAGGTTCATTTGACTACCTTCTCGTGATAACGTTCGTTCATGGAGAAATAATCATCTCTAAGATATTTATAAAACTTCTCTGGCAGATATCCTTTTAGTGGTTCAATTCGCCCAACACAGCTTTCATAAATGATTTTTCCATCCCATCTCTTGAGTTTCCAATAATAATCATCATCCCCAACCTCAAGGCCAACGAGTTTATAGACTTCGTGAAAATTAAGAACAAGTTCATCGCCGTGTTCGCGTAAAAATTCGGTAAAATATTTCCAATTGCTGTCAATGCGTTGTTTCACTTTGCTATCCTCAATATCAAATCGATAATGGTTTTTATGTCTATGCCAGTAAACGCAAGTACGGCAATCACGACCCCGATGGCGTAGATTTTCTTCATGCACTTGTCGAACTTGCGACTCAGTTCATCCATCCGGGCCTCGATACACGCCAAGTCATTAACCGCCATCATCCTGACCATTATTGCCAGGATGTTAAATTTCTCTGGCAACGCTTCGGCTTGATCGAGTTGTTCAATCAGGGGATCCCACTTGTTATCCTGTTGAATAGCGTTCATCTCATTTCCCCTTGATGGCTGAGTAGCCGACATAGCCAACCGTCGCAAGAATCAAGCCGGATTTGACATTTGACATGACCCGCGCCCATCGGAGCTTCCGTTCGGACGCCTTCCAGCCCTGAGTTGCCAATTGCAAAAGGCGACACTCTGCGTCGTATTTTGCTTTCCAGGACTCGCTTATCGTAACCTGTGCGTCGAACTTCGCGGCCCATGCGGAGATTACCTTGTCCTTCTCCGTAATAATGAGCGTTGCGGTGTTATACTGCGCACGCCAATTCTCTACCATAGCCGTGAGGATTGGCACTCGATCTGTATCGGTCTTGGCTTGGGCCAATCGGCCCCCGAGCGTGACAAGATCGGCATCCCTGTGACCAATGGCGTTGGTTAGGCAACCAATGGTCTTGTTCTTCTCGGCGATCTCTTTGTCCCGTTGCCCCACAACCTTCTGCATTTCGCCTATTTGTAGGGTAAGCGCCTTGCCGTTTACTCGTTCTTGAGTAAGCGCTTCTTCATACTTGCCGGCGGCAACGGATGCCTTATCGCGGAGACGCAGGCCGTCGCAGACCGCAACGGTCAAGACCAATGCGAGGCCCAGCGCGACCCAGTATATCGGCTTGACCTTCATTCGCTTCTCTGGTGCTCCTCAATTTTTCGGATGGCGAATTCCTTGCGCCATGCATACTCCTCAACCTTGCCGGGATTCCATGTCTTGATCGGACGGAGATAGCCCACAACGCGGCTATAGACCTCAACCGGCCCATTGCAAACAGGACAGCAGGGCACCTCTTCCTTGCCGCACTTGGGACAGATAGGCGTCGCGCCCATGTCCTGCTACTTCACCACCTGCTTGTAGTACCCGGACGAGTAGACAAACACACCCACCGCATAGGCCACGAGGTTCAAGACGCTGAACGCATGGGCAACGGTAAGCAGGTAGAACGCCGTCGCACCAAATGATGCGATAATCGAAAGAATAACGGCCTTGCTATCGCTCACCTTAAACCATGCCTTCAATGCGGCAATGATCGTGGACATAACCGGTCCGGATACGAGGGCGACAATCGCGTTGATGATGGTCAGATCAATGGTCATTTGACAAAACCTCCGTAAATGAATTTATTTACGATGCACGCGGAACCACGAGCTTCGGCTCACGGCCCGGATTCGGATTCTTCTTCTGCGCCTCTTCCCCTCGTTTCTGCATCGCGGCCATCTGGGCGGCGTAAAACTCATCGGTCACACAACTCACGAACGCGATAGAATCAAAATTGAGCGCGATCTTGATGCCGTTCATCTCCTCGGCCTCGATGAACCGGCCCGGCCTCCATCGCTTTATGTCCTTCGCCTCCCCCTTGAGGTCGATCCGCTTGCCGGACGTGGTGACAATGATTAAGGGCATTATGCCTCCGTGTCCGAAGATGGGTGTTTATCCCCCGGTTCGCGCTTTATCCTCAAGCGCTGGGCGTCATGGCGCGATCCCCCAATGCCAAAATAATCGATGATCCACCAAATGAGTCCTTCCCCGGACTTGAGTTCATCGATCTCGTCGTCGGTAATGACTTCGGCCGCCCAACCGGGATCACCCTCATCCCGCGGGAAGCGGCAGATGTAGCCGTTCCCAACCCTCGTTATCTCAACCGCGAAATCGTTAAGGTTCATTCGTTATCCCCGCCGACGATGACGGCCAGGTATCGGCAGAACCCCGGCTTTTTCGAGTTGTCCTCGATAATCTGCAAATAGGCAACGCAGACATCATCATCCCTGAACGGACAGAATGTGCAGTTCGGTAGATCGATACGCTTCCCGGTGCCGTCACACATCGTCTACCCCAAGCCAAAAGTCCCAGTCCGTCCGGCTATCGAAAAGATGGAAGTATCCGTTCTTGAGCATCCCAAATCCGGGGTTCCAAAACGGATGCGTCGTGGATTTGATGTTCATGTACTCGATCTTCTGCATATCGAACATCCCGCCCAAGTCGATAGCGAGATATTGACCGCTTATGTCATACGCATAACCTAAGAAGTGCCCATGCGTATTGATGATGTTTTTGTGATATTTGGCCGCTAGGAGCCTGGCAACGCCCATGCTGACCCGGCTGTAGCTTCGGGGATGGACGCAGAGCCATTCGTCACCGATAGTGAGCTTGTCATAGAGCGAGTACTTGAACCGCTTGCCGTATTCCGGGCCGCTCCAGAGTTCGAAGAGATAGCGGGCCTGGATAAGCCCGTTTGTTTGCCGTCCAAGCCTGTCCTCGTGGTTCCCCTTGACGACGACGATCTCCTCAAACTGGGCCAAGAGCGACTGAATGAGCCGCTTATTTTCATCGGCCTCGTCCGCGATTCCGGGTTTGTGATCGCTGTAATAGCGGGACGCAAACCCGAAGTCCACGAGGTCTCCGATGACCACAAGCTTTTTGATGCCGAATCGTTCGGCGATCTGGAGGCTCCGGTTATGCCATGCAACCGAGTAATACGGCGAATGGTAATCGCACGTGATGATATAATCATCCATCGGGAGCTTGAGGTCGCCGTTGAAAATGGGGATATCAAGGTTCTCTTCAAGTGTCCCCGCCGGGATGGCACCGTGCCGACGAAGGGCGTTGTCAATACAATGGACGGAGACGCCAATCTCGGCGGCAATCTGCTTGGCCTGCAAGCCGGATGCCTTTAATTTTCTGAGACGTTCCTTTGCCTCCGGCGTCCAATAGAACCGAGGCCGAACGGCTTCCATCCTTGAGATTGGCGAATCCGAGTTTATGCCTTCGATGACAGCCTCCTATTCATCCGTTCCACCTTGCCCCTGGATGCCATGCCTGTAATATCTGGGGAATAATGCAATATCCTCTATCGATGTGAATGAACGTTC